TCCCCGTCAGTATTAAGGGTGTTTTGAACGGCGATAGGTTTAAACTATAGCTGTAAGGCTCTAGGAGCCTCTCTGCTGAGCTATAACATGACAAGGTATAAGAATAGTAGGGTTATGTAATGAATACAGTAGTGCTGTTCAATAGCGACCTAGCTCATACCCCGAACGCATGTTTGAGCTAGGGAGCGTCCTCCTCGTAAGTCGGACACTAAGGGTGGGGTCTCCCCCTCTGTTCTCTTGGAGAATATCGCTATGTCTACATATACACAAGGTGTAGTTACCTTGTAGTTATGGATACACACATCAAAGGCATAAAATAGACTGCTATTCTTATCTGTTAATAGACCGGCATACTACAAGGTAGTATGGATGTCTGTAACCATATATAAATAGCCTATATTTCTCTTTCCTTGATGTGTGTAGGGGATTATCTATATAATTAAATAATGGACTGCCTATTACCTTGTAATTACCTTGTTCAGTATAACTTTATTATCTGTAAGGGGGGAGTCTATTAATATAACAAGGCATAGAATAGCCCTGCTATTGTGAAGCGCGTTCTAGCTCTTTTAATATCTTCCATTCAGCTAGTTTGTCCTTTGCTTCGCCTTGTAGCTCATCACCTATATGTGCCTCTAGCCATTCCTCTAGCTCTTCAATCCTATCCATCAGAATAAAGTCTCCTGTTTGCCTAACTCAATATCAGCTTCCATCATCAGCACCCTGCGCTCCTTCTCTAGCTCCAGCCTATACTCTCGCATTAGCCAGTCTTCACGCTCTTGCCTTACTTTGCTCTTCCATGTCTTTTTGTATTTTTTCATTTTCTCCTTGTGAATATAAAGAGGAGAGAAAGAGAGAAACTCTCCTCTTTGGGTTTGAGATACGGCTCTATGCGAATAGGAAACCATATCTCGCCCCTTATGTGTCTAAATAAATAAATAAATGTTGTGTTGTGGGTCTATGCTATCAATTTTACATCAGACACATACAATACCTTCTTCTGCTGTCCTGCTATTGTCATGTCCGCTATATTGTCCCAGTAGATAGTCTGCCCTACCCATTTCTTCATTCCTTCCTCCGATAAGTCAGTCTTTAGCTTACGGGCTATAACACGGGCTGATGTTCTATTGGGATAATACTGTGCTCTTCTTCCGTCTGATAGCTCTACATTAACGATTACCTTAGGCTTATGGCTATCTCCACCCTGCTCATCTTTAGCATATACTGGGCTTGGCTCTACTATCCTAGCGTAACGCTTATCTTCTGGCATTGCAAATATCTCTTCGCCTGTGATTGCTATACTCCATTGTTCTGTCATGCTTCATACACCTCCTTATCGCTCTGTTCGTTGCAATACTCACAATCCTTCTGTGAGTAATAATAACCGCCACATACTTCGCATTGTTCCTTATCTGTGTCCATCATTTCAAACCCTCTCCTGCTAGTTCATCAATAATATCTAAAAAACCTTCGCCTTGTGATGTTCTCAACCATATCTCCTTTTCACTAGAAGTTATAATTCTTTTCTTTAGCTCCTTTATAAACGCTTTGACATCCTCTGCTTTAATTACATTTGAACCCACTGGTAAATAATTATCAGGTTTATCTACAATTACTGTTTCAAATATTAATGATATCTTATCAGATAAGCTCATTTCTTTTTCCTCCCAAAGAACAGCCATTCAATATATTCTTCCCATGTCATTCCTAGTGGCTTCTTTTCCTTATCCATCATCTTGAAGATAGATGGGCTCATCCTTATGTTAATTATTCTCATAATACATTGAATCAATCAATCTTTATATATTTATCCTACCACTAGACAGTTACTTCTTATATACTCTACCATTAGGAAATGACTCAACAAGATTAAGTCCCTTAATCATCCCATATAACTCTTCTTGCTCTTGGGGTTGTATGTCCTTATGATAAAATATAACATGACTTCCTACCTTTAGCTCATCCTCTATCTTCTTTATTAGCTCTGGCTCTCTATGAGCCTCTACACCAAGCCAATAATAGTATAGCACATCATAAGCCCTAAAGCTCCTTAGAAACAAATCTCCCCTTGTAGCGTGGTCTGTTGCGAAGTTATGGAGATAAGGCTCTATCTCAACACCTGTTGCTTGAACTGTGAATCGCTTAGCAAACTCTACAACATGTCCTAGCCCACTCCCTAAATCTATGAAGCTCTTATTGGGTAGATAAGTCTGGAATACACGGGCTAAGTCATTAAGATTGCTTTCTCCATATATTCCGTAGCTTGTTATGTGTGGATTATATTGTCTCATTGGAATTTATGCAACATTTCTCTTCCATCAGTCTCTATTCCGTTTGCGAAGGTTGTTGATGCTCCTGTTTTTACAACATAGGCAGTATTATTTCCTATAACTTTTACAAAGTAGAACTTACCTGTAGAGCCTTTTCCCCCTTTAGTTGTTATCATGAAATGATTATTTCCTAAGTATGCTATGTCTTGTTCATTGCTTAAAGCTAAGCCATAAGTGTTGGTTATTATAAAAGTTCCACTTCTTAGTTGGAATTGTATTAACTTTCCATTTGTTCTATCTATACAATAAAAGAATCTTCCATCATAACACAATCCAACATAATCATTACTACTAACTGATGTTTTTTGATTTAATAAAATTCCATCTATTGAGAATTGTTTTACATCTACTGATGAAGAGGGAAATCCTACCCTTTGAGATATAGTTACTATATGCCTACCATCATAACACATGCCTGTTATTGTTCCTGTTGGGAAAATATTTAATGCTGTTTTCATATCTAGCATTGTTTTAGTTGCTGAATTGTAAGGAGAAATTGTTCTTTTATAATAAAAATCATTATTTTCACCCCATACATGATAATTATTCCCAATCCATACAGGATATTTACCAGTTATATCTGAACCCCCTGCAACATCAAATATCCTATCAGGTCCTTGAGTTGCTTTATTTATTAGTCTTATGCTTGCTGTTGCCATCTTAACTCCTTAGATATAATGTAGTATCATCTAGAGTAAAAGTATTACTTGCCCCTAGCCCTGTGCCTGTTACCTTAACTCTAATTTGTTTGGCACATATTGGGAAGCTATAACTTTCTTGGATTGTTGTTGCTGCACTAGCGTCAGAATAAATCATATTTCCTAGAGAGCCATTAGTAAGTTTAAACCAATTTGTTCCATCTGGAGTTACTTGAACTTCAAAGGTAAAGTCCGTTGGGCTTCCTGAACTTGTTAGTTCAAACATTAAAGAAGCCCATCTATATAGAGAACAATCTACAGCAGCACTTGTGGCTGTTGAGGGTGTAGAGTCATAAACTTGGTCTATTCCTGTTAATAGTGTATAACTAGAACTAACCCTATCTCCCTCTTGGTCATCATCATAGTATATCAGGAGGTCATCTGTATCGCTCATAGAGGTAGTGTCATGCTCTAAAGTCAAGACATTGGTAGCTACAGTGCCCCCCTTAGCACTATCTGCGAAGTTAAATATAATCTCTTGGTCTGTTGTATTTACAATTAAGAGGATAGACTCTAGCTTTATCGTAGTTATATCTGTAAATGTAACTTTCTTTAAGCTTGCATCAAAGGTATAGTTTACTACTCTATATTTCATGTATCTCTTCCTTAGGTTCTTCTATTTTATTGAATTTATAATATGCACTAAAGGTAATTACTCTTCTCTCAAACTTCTTTTTCTTCTTATTAAAGACATAGCTAACATTTTTTATTTCATCTATTTTAATATTTGGGATTTCTATTGTGGGTTTCATATCATAGTGCTACCGCCATAGCTATAACAAAGGCTTCTGTAACTCCACTAGGCGTCTGCCAACTACATGTTCCATCTCCATCTTCTCTTAAAAACTTAGTTGCTCCTGTCTCTCCTGTGGATAAAACTGCTGTTCCTTCAGGTGTATGGGAAATATTATCAACATAGTTCTTAGTAGCAGCATCTTGGGCAGAAGAAGGGTCAGTTACATTACTTATCAAGCTAGTAGATACATCAATTACACCTGCGCCTCTAGGAACTAGATTTATATTAATATCAGTATCAATTCCTAACGCTCTAATCTCTGGTCCAAAACCGGTAAGAGTATCTCCTATTTGTAAATAATTTACAGAACTAGTTCCAACACTATTGAATCTACATACTGTATCTCCATCTGTGTTAATTATATTAAGTGGATTAGCTGTTGCAATAATATCTCCTCCTAGATTTATATCTACTGAAGTATCCATCACCAAGTTACCAGTCATAGTATCACCTGTCTTCTTAACGAAGTTAACTATTGCCTCAGGATGACTAGCCACCCCAGAGTGATTAGGCAATAACATATCACTAGCTATAGGTGTTGGAATGGGAACTTTCTGCCTCAGTTGCCTTAGAACTCTAGTGGTTTGATTAACCATCATCTCACTCCTATAGTATGTCTCTGAGGCACTAGGGAGCTCTCTAACGGCACTAAATGGCTCACCCTACCCTCTTGCTTCTGTGTTCCGGCAGTTAAGCCCTCTTCTATAGGGTATCTTGTCATTATTTCCTTCTCGTTATGTTCTGCTGCATTGCCTACTTGAGCCATTAGAATTAGAGTTACTTAGACTTTATAGTTTTTTCTACCTCAGGCTTAGGTTTAGGTTTCTCTTCACTACCATAATGTAAATCATAGAACTCTTGTTCAGCTAAAGCCATAGCAGGTCTGTTGGTTCTTTTATATTTCTCAATTCTCCTAAGACATCCTTCTTTACTCATTTTAAGTATTTAGATTGGTGATAATAGAACAGGCATTAACATCAGTCATGATGGCTTCACCTTCTTCCCAACATCTTATTTTAGTTCCAATACCTTTCTCTTCAATAGTTACTGCTGTGATAGGCATAAAGCTTTTCCATGTCATACATCTTTGTGGCACTACTACTGCTGCTTCGTCAGCATCTACATTGGTAGAGACTACAACATTAAGCCCTAGTATCTCCATAACTACACCTTTACCTGATACTTGAGCAGAGGCAAACTGAGGTATAGAACTACCCTTTGTAAAGATAAGGTTAGTTAGCATTAACTCGTGGTCTCCTGGTGTTAGCAATAAGAAAGCCCCTTCTGGGTTATAGCCATCCTCTCTTATTAACTTCTTAGCTGTTAGTAAGTCCTTCACTATATTAACATTAGCTTGAGTTGCGTTATCCCATGTAGCTGTTGCTGCTGCAGTATTACCATTATCTGTTGTAAGAACATCGTATATTCTCTTATCTACTTGTCTAGCTACAGCCCTGACTAAGTCTCTTATATTGGTGGCTAGGATATCTACATCAGTATCTTTAATATCTTCCATAGATATCAGAGGAGACTCTACAAAGTATTTTTTAACATAGCTAGATTGTCTAGTCCATGTCTGTTCTACTACTACAGGTAGAGATTTTTCAGAAGTGTTAGCTATCTGTGATGCTGTTATGCCTGTTGTATCGGTTGAGTCTAAGAACCCTGAAGTCTTCTTATACCATCTTAGTTCTCTAGCATTTGTGCTACTAATTGTGCAGAAATTCTTAAATACATTCTCTTCATCAGCAAACCCCTTAGCTAACTTGTCTATGTCTAGTCCTCTTATGTCTGCCTGTCCGCTTCCGTCTGCCATTATTCTTTATGCTCCATTGTTTCTTCTTCTTCTTCTTCCTTTTCTAGTTCTTGTAGTATGTCTTCAGTTGTTTCTTCTGTCATTTTAAGCTGGGTCTTTTATCTGTTGTGGTTTTAATTCAATTAAAAATGTATCTGTATCTGCAGCAGTCTCTAAAGCTTCCCCTACTATGTTTGCTGTTGCTCCTGCTGTTAATGTCGCTGTTACTACTTCATTTACTACACTATGAATTTCTACCTTATCCCCTACTGTAACAGCTCCCCCTGCAAGAACTCTAAATATACCTTCTCTATAAACTCCTATCTTAGTCTTTCCATCATTAGCAATCTTCTCTTCTGCTGCAATTCCTGCACAAACATCATTAGCTCCAGAATTAATAATGACTGTCATTGGGTCGGTTAGCTTTAGAATAGCTCCTTTTTCAATCCCTGTGCCATCTGCACAGGTGAAAGGTATAGGTAAGCCGGTCTCGTGGATTAATACTGCTTCGTTAGCCATGATTTATTTATATCTTACTTCTATTTAAGCTTTTCCTTTTCTTCTTCTACTTTCTTCTTAGCTAACTCTACTATCATCTTGTTGATAAGAAGGTCATTCTCTCCCTTTATCACCATCTCTTCAGCTTGGAATAGGGCATCTCTCCAATACTTCTCTGTCTTAGTGCCTATCTTTATACCTAAGTCATTAACCCCCTCTCTAAGCTCCATAGAGCCATTCTGAGAGCCTTTATCACCTTTACCTACCATTTACCCACCCCCTAGTATCCTCTTAGCGTATTCTACAGGACTCTCTTCCTTCTTCTCTTCTACTTGAGATGGTCCTTCAGCCTTACCCCCCAGTATGTTCCTTGCTACTATTGCCTCCTGTCTTGCTAGTATCTCTTTAGCTTCTTTGTTTGCCTCTTCCATCCTTTTGACAATATTATCTGAACGGGTAATGAAGTCAGTCGCTTCGGGCTTATTCCCTCCTGTAATGCTTTCTGTTGGAGTTCCCTTATCATTTGTTGTCTTTGTTTCTTCTTCACTCATTTTAACTACCTCCTTTCAATCTATCTCTATTCTTCCTTACTTTAGCATTAAACATCGCTAACTCTATGTCTGTAGCAGGAGTCTCTACGCCCCCTATAGATATTCTAGCAATAGCGTTAGCACTCGTTTGCATCCTAGTTCTAGCCTCTAGTATCTTAGCTTGAGTCTTTCTTATACGCTCTGAAACTGCTACTGCATCAGATATATTGGCTAATAGCTTGGCTGTTGTCTCTAATTCGTTTATACTGTCATTGTAACTATTTAATAAAGCGGTAGCTTCAGAATGGGGCATCCCCTTAGTAACTGCTTGGTCTAAGTCTGTTATCATAGGAATAAAAGCCTCTATATTCTGGGTTGTCTCATCGAAGCGTTTCTCAAAGTCCAACCTTTCTGTAGAACCTCCGGATATATCAGAAATGCTAACGCCAAAGACTTCAGCTTTACCTAACAAAGAAGAAACAGCATCAGCTATGCTAGTTCTAGCTGTATCAAAAGTGTCTGTTATTATTCCATTTGTATTATCTATTATCTCCGACCTCTCTACTTCTTGTATCTGTTGAGGTGTTAAGCCTTGATGTTCTTTAGGCTTAAAACCACTAAATCCTGCTTTGAATAAGTCTGTGAATATACCAAAAGGATTAATGAAATCTGCTACTTTATTTATTCCTCCTATTGCTTCGGTAGGGATACCTGTAACATCTGATGCTGTCTGTGCTATCTCTCCTTCTATAAATTTCCTCTTCTCTTCTTCGGTAATATTAGGGTCCAGTAAATCTACTTCTGTAGGGGCTTCTTCTCCAAAACCTGCTATTCCTGTTAATTCTTCTGTCTTAGCTTGTGCTGCTAGATTAACCTCTTCAGGTGTTCTCACTTCCCCTGTAGGTGAAAAGCCCTTAGCCTCTGCTGCTCTAACTGCTTCCCCTCCTAATGTTCTACTCGGAGCTATGCCTCTAGCTGTAAACTCACCTAAAGCTTTCTCCCTAGCTCTAATGAATGCTTTATTTGTAGGTTGAGGGTCGCTAGCTTGGGGTTCTCCACCTAAACGATTAAGCTTCCCCTCCGCCTCTAGCTTTCTTCTTCTGTCTTCTTCTAGCTCTTCAGGTGTTCTCTTCCCTTTTACTCTCACCACAGTTCCTTACTCCTCCCATAATACTTAAAGAATTCCAATAACATTCCAAAGACTAGAGCAAGGTATCCTAGAGGGAAACGAGGAGAACCTATTATAATCTCTGAAACTCCAAAGGTGGTTAAAGCTATTGCTGCAGTGTTAGTTAAGGTTTCTATTAATGGCTTATGTGCTGTATCTTTATTCACTTCTCGTCACCCCCACTTGTGTGTCATTAGGTTGAAAACCTGTCTGACCTGTATTCTTAGCTTCCGCTTCCTGCACTACTCCCATTAAGCTAGGTGGTCTATTAAACTTAACTCTAATAGCCAACTGATTCCATAAGTCCTGCTCTAGTAGGGTCTGCTCTGCGGTGAATATAGGGTCAAAGGAGAGGAAACCTACCTTAGATGAGGCTTCACTACCCTCTGCCTCTATTATCACTCTAGGAACGCCTACAGCACGGTAGAAGGCATCATCTAGATACCTAATCCACTCTATTGGACTCTGTATAGTTACATTGGTATCCTTCAGCTCTGCTGTATCTTTAGGTAAGACAAGCACTTCTCCTTTGTTAATGGCTTCTTGATACTTGGTTATGGTTGTGTTTATCTTAGTAGCATCATCAGAGTCTAGATAGAGAACACCCATTGCTAAGTTACGCTTTAGAACCTTACGGTGAGTATCCATTGCTTCTTTCTTAGCGTCTATAATCCACTTAACTGCCTCTATAACACTAGTCCCATGTATCTCATTTGCAAATCTATCATTCACAAGGTGGAGTATCTCGCTAGGTTGAAACTTATTGTTCTTATTCTTAGTCCTCTGTTCGTATCTTTCTATTAAGCCTTTACCATTTACTACTACCCTCATGTCTCCAGTATATAATGGCTTTAGATTAAGTAGTGTTCCTGAAGGGCTTCTTATTACTTCTGCGAAGGCATCACCTAGAACTTTCTTAGATATTATCAAACTCATCATTATACTTTGAAAGCTATCCTCTCCCCATCCTGTTATAGCGTCTAGGTTCACTTTAGTTATAGCATCTGTCTCTATTCCTTTACCTGCTACCCATGTAGCTAGGGCTTTGATAGCACTGTTGAGTTGGTCTATCTCCTTGTAGTATCCTAGGTATTGGCTTGAGTCTGGATAGTCCCAAAATGTCTCTTTTTGGTCAGGAAATGCTATGTCAGGAACTTTAGCAGCTACGCTAAACTTATCTACCGTTGTGTCCATACTTGTTTTACTTACTTGTCCTATGTCTAATTCTACCATTTTATCTTGCTACTTTGAAAGGAACTTGCACTATTAAATCTGTGCCTATTGTTGTAAATACTTGAGGTTGCACTTCATTAGCTCTATTAGCACCATCGTGGTTTAATCTGATATTAACTGAAGAAGCTCCTCCTGCCCTAGCACCCCACACCTCTACTTCTAGCCTTAGCTTTTCTCCATCTTTAAACCTCTTTTGTGGGATAGTTATTTCTGTGAGAAATCTCCATGAAGCACTAGTCCCTGCGCTTGGGTTAGTCTTTTGTGCTGTTGCTACTTGAGCAGCTACCTCTGTCTCGGTGTCTGCACTATCTACATGAAGAACTCTAAACTTAAACTGTCCTGTTCCTGTTGTTCCTCCTCCGCCTATACTCACCAAGATAGTAGAATTAATGAGCATAACACCCTGAACTACTTGGCTTCTATTGTCAAAGGTTAAATCAAAGTTCAGCTCTCCTAGTTTAACAACTGCTCCATCTGCTGCTGTGAAGTCTGTTCTATAGTTATCAGTGTCTGACTCTATTGCCGTAGATGAGAGATATGTGTTGGAGTCTGTCCCTACCCCATAAGTAGTTTTGTATGCTGTCCCTGCTGCAACATCTGTAAAGTTAAATGATTGGAGTATCTTTTCTGATGAAGTCCTAAACTTAGTTGGAAGAGTCATTATACACCTAGCATAAAGTCGTTAACTTTCTTATCGTTTAGTAACTTTATCGCTTCTATATATCCATTCCATAACACATCTAGCATAGTCTGAGCTTCTTCTAGGGAGTTAAAGCCCCCTGTATCGTATTGTATAACATACATAGCAGCTAAGTTAGAAGCTGCTAACTTAAGGAGTCCTTTAACATCTACATCTAGACTGCTATATGCATCGCTCCAATTATAACGGGTAACTGCATTAATCTGAGCTTCTGCTTCTGTCATAAACTGATTAATATAAGCTTCTACATTCGCAGTAGTTGAGGCGTTAGCTCCTGCCTTTCTGCTTACCTCTGCAGTAGTTGCAAATATCCCTGTATCAGCCATTGCGTAACCTCTCTATTTGCCTTATAAGTTCTTGTAGAGTCATAATCATGGCTTCCTCATAATCTGTTAAAGTAAACTCTTTCTTCGTTATGTTATTAACTATTGTTATCTTTCCCATTATACTTTAATAGAACGAACCCAAATATTTAATTGTTTCTCTTTCTGACACCATGCAGCTCTTACAATTCCCTCTACGATATGAGTGTAATCTCCGAATATCCTCAACCTTGTTGGGTAGTTATCCTTCTGAACATACTCATATTGAACAGAACGAAAAGACTCTATTAAGTTTTCATCATCTAATAGTTTAATCTGCCCCTTCTCCATAAGAGAGCGTAAGTTATCGTATAGGTCTTCTTTAAGAAGCTTAGTCTTAGCCTTCTCGTCTCTATCATAAACTCTTGCTCTATTGTTGATAGCTACTACTTTACGGCTAGTGGTTGGGTGTTTAAGTAAATGGTCAAAGACAGAAACCCCTAGTGTTCCAGAACCTGCATCTATGTAGATTTTATTTAGATTATATCTTCTTGTAAGTTCTATAATCTTCTCTTCAGTTTGGGTAGTTAGTTGCTTCTTAGTTACGATGTTCTCTACTTGTTCCAAAGTCTCTTGGTTTATCTTATGGAATATCTCGTATGTTCCCTCATCCTCTCCCATACGGGCGATGTCACAGCCCATGTAGTAGTCAGCATTCTTTTGAATATACAGTCGTCTCTTTAATACGCATATATCCTTGAGCAAGTCATCGGTAAAGTAACGCATTAGGTCCTCTACGAAATGACCTAGATACTCTTGAGCATATTCTCTATTTGACATTCTAGCTTTAGCTTGTTCTAGTTTGAGCAGAGCTTTCTCTCGCTGAAGCTCTGTCCATGTGTCACATATCTTCCTATTCCTGACTACATCTTCACTATCTGTGCTAAACCTAGTAAAAGAGTTGTAGGCATTATCTTTGTTTACCCAACAACGCCAGAACTCACCCTGTGCTCCAAACGGCGTAGAGAGATAAATGCTATCACCACCTGTCGTAAGTAACATAGGGGTTACAGCAGCCATTACATCTTCGCCTAATCTGCTCATTTCATCGATATATAGCCTATGAACCGTTAATCCGCGTATACCAAGCCCCTGTAAGCCTGTAGGGAGGCATAGAATAGTAACACCATTCTTTAGCTTTATTTTAGTCTTTGTTGGTCGGTCTTTACCCATCTTGAGCATGTGACGGTATTTATCAGCTATATGGTCTAGTGTTTTATCAAATAGTTCAAAGGCTTGACGCTCTGTAGGCGCTATCATAAGGGCATTCTTGCCTTTATTCTCGGTTCTAGTAGCCCATTTAGCACAATCCATAGCACAGACTACACTTTTACCGACTTGACGACCTGTGCATAGTATTTTATCACCAGTTGTGTTTAAGAACTTCTCTTGCCACTCATCTAAGTGTAAATCCATCAATATAACCTTGTTAACAGGGTTTATATAATGGTTCATTGGATATATTATAAAATATTTTATTATTTCCTTGAGATTTCCTTGTAAGCTCAATAGGTTACCTTGAAAGCTCTATAGGTTACCTTGTAAGCTCAATAGGTTACCTTGAACCTTTGAAATATTATTATAATTTATTATTTTT